GTACGCGATAGCGCAAGCCTGTTCGATAAACTTCATCTTCTGTTCTAGTTTAATTACCAGCGTGACGTCTTTGACGTTGTACTCCATGTACAACTGGTGATTGCGTTGATACAGATCGTCTAGGTTTGTATAACCCAGTTCGCGATAGTCAACTTTCTTTTCGCCGAGTTCTACTTGCGCGATATAGTCAAGCGAGTATTGCTCTTGCTTGATGTAAGTAAACTTCTGATAGAGTTGGATGTAATCAAGAACAGGAAGCCCAACCAACTCGACGATGTTCTGCTCGCGACCCATCTTATCATAGTAGGTGCGGAACTCAGTCATGTTCCAAGGCGACATCTTCTTGGCTTCTTCTTCGTTGATTTGTGTGGCGATGCGGTTGTAAAGATAAGGGATGTCAAATCCCTCGCAGTTCCAGCCAGTAACAACGTCAGCGTCAAGTTCGCGCCACTTGCGTACAAACTTCATCAGCATTTCTTTCTCGCTGATGCATTCTTCGTACACTACGTCTTCGCGATGCGGGATGAATCCTTTTAATGCCCAAGCATAATACGTGATGCCATCGCTGATAGTGATGGCGGTGACTGCTTTGTCGGCGAGTTTGATATTAGGAAACCCACCACGCGAATCAGTTTCGATATCCACGTAGGTGATACGAACCTTTGACATGTCAAAGTCCATTTCGCCTGGATACTCATCGTTGATATAAACATATGGCCAACGATTCAAACCAGCGAACTCAAACGACGAGATGTCTTTGTACTGCTTGGCAAAGTCGCGCGCTTCGCCGATAGAATCGAACTGAAGTTTTTCTAGTGGACGATTATCTAGAGTTTTGAATTGTGTCTGCTGTTTAGCAGGAACGAACAGGTATGGCTTGTATGCTATGCGACGCTGGTATCGTTTGCCATTTTCATAGCCACGAACCAGCAGGTCGTTTCTTCGTTGTTCAACAGACGTGTAGAATTTCATCAATACTTCTGCCCTTCAAACCACTTCTTAGGGCGGTCGTCAAGGTGAGCGAGTTCTGGGTTTAGTTCGATTAGATTCAACAGTTGTTCCATCATCATTAAATTACAGATAGCGTGACCGATGTGTCGGGCTTTCGATTCAGGATCCATGTCGTCGCCCATTTCAATTGACGCGAGATGACGCTTGACGCAACCAATATACTGGCTCATCGGTCCACCCTTCGCCCAGTTCCACGGTGCATACTTTCCTGCGCCATACTCGAATACATCCGCAGTTGACTTCAGCAGATGAGTAGGAACTAGATCGTATCTTGTCTTGTTAGAATTATAACGAGCGCATGTGCCGAAATCCTCGGACTCAAGATCGCCCTGTGCTGGTTTTTCTTTCTTCATAATCACTCCAAAGTTGGAGTGGGCATTGCACCCACTCCAATATCATACTATAAAATCGCGTATTAGTAAAATTATTTACCAATCGAGGTTAGCCAAGCAACAACCTTTTGTAGCCAAGTTTGCTTGGTATCATCTACCCAGACAAATGAAGCTGGCTCTGGTTGCTTTGCGTTTTCGCGGAAGAAAGGCAGTTCTGGTTGAACAACTTCTTTCTTTGCTTTCTCAGCAACTTTAGCAGAAGCAAGATTGCCATCAACTTTTACTTTCTTTTCGCCTTTCTCAGCAATAGCTTGAACGCGAGATTTCTTAGAAGGATAGTATCGCTTCTTTTTCTTCTTTGGAGTAACAGCACCTGCAACTACAATTTTTGCAGCTGGTGTTGTTTTACTTGTTGGTTTCTTTTCCATTATTATCACCTTGTACAATTTTAGTTAAGTCGGGATCAAAGAAGTCTGGTCCTTTAAGAACCTTACCATCTTCCCTGTATATCGGCTTCCCATCCGATCCTAGCTTAGACATGTTAGAACGATGTACTTCGTTGAAACATTCATCTAAGTCAATGCCAAACGCATGACCTGCACCATACACAACGTATAGCAAGTCAGTTAGTGCGTCGGCAACTTCGACAATATCCTTGTCGCGAATTGCTTCCTTCAATTCTTTAAGTTCCTCTGCAATCAATTCAACTCTTAGTTTGCAGATATCTTTCGATGGGAACTCAGCTTCATGCTTTACTTCTTGGTTGAATGTGTGCATAAACACACCAACGCTTTCAAAATTACTCAAGGTCTCGCCCCTCATATTAAAACTTCTTTCCGATTTTATATTTGCTAATCAATTCCCACTCATGCTTTTCTTTGTGAGGAATCACCTTGATGAATTTCATTGGAGCTTGGTTTTCTTCGCTCATCTTTGGATTCACCAACTCAATCAAACCCCAATCAGCTAACAGATTAGCGATTGTGTTTCTACGAGCAAGATCTTCTTCGTCTAACGAAGATGGCTTGCCATCTAGTGCAAACAATTCTTTGAAGTGCACGATATAATACTTACCACGTTTATGTAAGATATGACAGGATTGATATAGAGTTTTGTTTTTCTCTGAAGCCACGCCAACTCTGGTTAATGTTTCTTTTACCTTTAGAAAGTCATCTTCCTGATGTAGCTTCACTTCGATAAAAGTATCTAATGAAGTCATTTTGTATTTCCACCTTTTTGTAATTTTTGTAATATAAGGTCAACTTGCTCGGTGGTTAATACTGTAGAGATATCTTTTGCTTTTTGAACACTGCAACCATAATATTCGGCGAGTTGCATGACAATTTCATCTTTACTAGCTTTAGCCCACTTCGAGTATCTTTTATTCTTCCGCACACTATTTAGTAAATATTCATACTGAAGCAGACCAGCTAGGTCTGGCAACATATTCATATCATTTGCGTACATGATGGTGTCGGGGAAGTAGGATAGCCCTCGCTTGGTTAGGAATGCATTATACTGTTTCTCGGCTAGTTCTGGATTCTCGCTGTCACGGATTAGGTTCTTTTTGGTCTGGGTTATGCTGTTGGTGTAGTCGAATGGATTTGACATATTACACCCACTCAGCATCGACCATAACTTCGGTTAGGAAAGCGACCGTGTTAATCTCTTGGTCGGCGACGAACGCTGACTGATACTGATAGCGACCCAGCAACAGAATCAGTTGTGGGATACTGTTCGGCTTCATATAGGTCGACGACAAGTCATAGAACTTACGGAAGAACGCAGTTGGTTCGGTGTCAAGATTCTCAGCAACCCACTTACGCATGTCGTTAAATCGCTTGTTCTTTAGCAAGTCAACCAGACCCTTGAAGTTTTCTTCGCCAAGGTTGGATAGAATACCGCTGTCAATTTTACCTGTGACTGAATAGCGTTGTAGTTCATTCAGAACACGACGCCAGTCAGGGAAGTGCTTGGTTACAACTTCAGCAACAACAGCCTTGTCAAACTCAATACCCTCTTGTTCTAGGATACCACAAGCGCGTTTGTGAAACTGAGCTGCCAGCTTTGGCTTCTGACTCGAAGGAATCTTAAACTCGATGATTGAACAACGCGAGTGTAGCGGTTCAATGATTCGATTCTTGAAGTTACAAGTCAGAATGAAACCGCAATTCTTGCTAAACTCTTCCATAAAGTTACGCAGAGCTGGTTGAGTCGATTGCGCGTTCAGATAATCTGCCTCGTCTAGGATGACCATCTTGCGCGTACCTGTAAACGAGATAGTAGAAGCGAAGTTCTTAATCTCTGTTCGCAGCGTATCAATACCGCCATTCATAGAACCGTTGATTTCGATATAGTCTAGACCCAGTTCTTCGCACATTGCTCGTGCGACTGTGGTCTTACCAGTTCCTTGCGAACCAGTCAATAGCAGGTTAGGGATGTTGCCCTGCTTTACAAATTCCGAGAACGTAGCTTTCAGGCTCTCGGGAAGAATACAATCTTCAATCTTGTGCGGGCGATATTTCTCGACCCACAGAAAGTCATCTTTCATCATAATATAATTCCTTCAGGTAGCTTGTATGGTTTCTCATGAACCCATACTGTGGCAATCCACTTAGCTTCATCATTAGCTGGCGGTTGACCAGCATGTATTGTACTTTTGTTTACTTCTTCATCTGGATAATCATATCTAAAATATGCTATCCTTCCACACTTTGGTTTTACCACTTTTCTTAGTCGCGGAAATATAGTTTCTCCACCAGATCTCACATCATTCAAATAAACAATAACGTTCTCGATCCTTTTGTTTTCTGCATGTTCAAAATAATCTAGATGCGGTCTATAGTGTTCACCAGAATTGTAT